GTATTATTCTAATGGCCGAAGAAGATTTAAATCAAGCAAAAGATTTTGAATTAAATTTATTAAATACTTTTCTTGAATCTGAATTCAGCAGAAAAGCATCAAAAGGTTTAGCCAAAGATTATATGAACTCTTTGGTAAGATCAGAAAAATATAAAAAAGCTGCAGGTGATGATGAAACCTTTTTAGAATTAATACAAAAAAAGTATGGCACTTTGGAAAACTTTTTATTGTTTAATCAAACCTTAAGTGAAAATAGAATCTTTGATCCTGTTAGCGATTTTGAAATACAAGTAGAAATTATTACGGAAGACCAATTTTTAAAATCAAACTTTATTTCAAGCCAAGAAGTTTATCTTGAGATACTAGATGGTGTAGCCACTGTTCAATATTTCAAAAAGGATGGAAACATTGCACAGGTTACTGGAACTTTAAAAAAATCTTTCATCCCATCAAGTGAACATGAAACTAGAATGGGTGCTTTGGGTGGCTTTGGTGGAAACAGAGTTTTGATGTGGGATATACAAAAACAAGGTTGGTCTAGTTTCTATCTTCCTAATGTTCGTAGATTCGTAAGAGACGACACCACTGGTCTTGAATAAATAATGTTGTGCAAGAAGAAAAAGACGATGTTCCTCACATGTATGCCGTTCTATTTAGAGAGGCAAAGATCATCATATCCAACTATGAAGATTATCTTCGTAGTAAAATAAGTTCTAAGGATCTTGCCAAAAAGATGTTAAATCTTCGTGATGCAATTCAAAGAATTGAAAACTCAAAGTAATAGTTGACTAATATTCTTTGTGTGATATTGTTTGTAAAATGATTTTGAATACTGAACCCAAATTGGATTATTCCGATGTGCTTATCATGCCGACACTTTCGGATGTTAAGTCTCGCAAAGATGTTAGCCTTGAAGTTGAGACCACGTTTAAATGTGGATCAAAATGGAAGGGTATTCCGATCATGGCAGCAAATATGTCAACGGTTGGAACCCATAAAATGGCAGAGGTTCTTTCTGAATACGGAATTGTAACATGTCTTCGCAAAGGTGGAAATTATTATTCTGCATTTGTGAATCTTCACCCAGAAAAAGAACAATATGTTTCACTGACTCTTGGATTGGATTCCGACAGCAAACTGTTCGTTGATACCTCCGAGATTCATGATCCAACTTTCATTTGTCTTGATGTAGCAAATGGTTATATGACAGAGTTTCATAATTTTACAAGAAAGGTAAGAGAAAAATGGCCGAAGTCAATATTGATTGCAGGGAATATCGTGACCCCAACGGGGGTAGAGGAATTGTCAAAAGCTGGAGTAGATCTAGTCAAAGTGGGAATCGGATCGGGATCGATGTGTCTGACCCGGCGAGTGGCAGGCGTGGGCTACCCACAACTGTCGGCGGTTATAGAGTGTGCAGCAACAGCAGAAGCATACGGTATTGGGATCGTTGCTGATGGTGGAATAACTTATCCCGGAGATTTTGCAAAAGCCTATGTCGCTGGTGCTGCATTTGTAATGGCTGGTGGAATGTTCACTGGTCATGATGAATGTGGTGGCGAGATTCGTCACAAAGAGCACGGAGAACTTACAATGTTGCATTATGGAATGAGCAGTCGAACTGCAAATGAAAAATACAACGGTGGGTTATCCGATTATCGTGCATCAGAGGGACGCACTGTGGAGGTGCCCTATCGTGGATCCATACGAAATACGATACAAGAAATTCTTGGTGGTGTTAGGTCGGCTTGTTCTTATGTTGGTGCTTTTAATTTGCCTGACCTATATTCGCGTGGTATGTTGATTCAAGTCAATCGCACTATTAACAACATTTTTGAAAACAACGAAGTATGAATATTTTTGTTCTTGACAATGATGCTGCCACCGCTGCTCGTATGATGTGTGATAAGCATGTGGTTAAAATGATTCTTGAATCTTGCCAATTGCTTTCAACTGCGCACCATGTTCTTGATGGTCAGCCAGTTATCGGTAAAGGTAAGAAAAAAGAATACAAGACATACAGTAATGGCAATATGAGTATTTGTCGTTGCACTATGATCAATCATCCTTGTACTATTTGGACTCGGGCTAGCCGTAAAAATTATCTTTGGCTTTGGAAGCATGCACATGCTCTGTGCAAAGAATATACTAGGCGTTATGGTAAAATTCATGCAATGGAAAAGATGTTGATGGATGGTCTTTATAACCCACCAAAGAACATTACCAAAACCTCTACTATAACTCCATTTCCACAAGCCATGCCAGACGAATACAAAGATGGTGATGCAGTTATTGCTTATAGAAAGTATTATCTAGGAGAGAAGACTAGATTTGCTAAATGGCAATACAGTGAAGAACCAGAATGGTTCACTGCTAAAGATCCATACAATATGCTTTACGAACCTGTTCCGTTTTAATTTGGAACTTTAATTTTTTGACCTGGTTTTATTTTGTTTGGATCTAAACCGGGATTTAATTGTTTAATTTTTTCAACACCCGGTGCACCACCGCCTATTTTCCAAACGGTATCACCGGGTTTTACTTCGTATTCACGTTCAACAGGTGTCTGTGTTGTTTCAGGTTCTTCAACTGGTTTAGTTTCCTCGGGTGGTTTCCTGAGTTGACCTTCTCTGCGCATTGCATCGGCAAGATTTCTCATCCTACCAGCGATTCCAGTTTTTTCTTGTACTGATTTTCTATAATCTTCGGCATTTAAAAACTCTGTTGCAGCACCTTCAAAGTCACCAGCTCTTAAAAGTTTCATTGCTGTTGGTGATTTACCAACCATTCCTCTAAAATACTCTGAAGTAAGTTCAGCTTGTAGTTCTGGTGAATAAGTTTCAAATTCCGGGGCAATTTGTTTTACTTTTGGTAAACGAACTTTAACATCTCTTTCAAATAATCTTTCAACTTGTTCTGGTGTCATTTTTGTTTGACCAGATAAAATTTGTTTAGCAAAATCTGGATTTCTCTTTTTTTCTTCTGGGAATACTTCTGCAAATATTGATTCAGATTCTGGCGTAATTAAATGACCATGGCCAATTGTAAGAAGTCCCTTGCTGTCTTTATATGGGCTTTGAATTTTTTCTGAAACTTTTCCAGACGATTCATATCCTCTGATAACAGTGCAAATGTTATTTACATCACACTTAATTGTTTCTTGTTCTTCTATTAGAAATGTTTTAAAAGATTTTAAAGGCATATTATTTGTATATCCTAAAAGTAAGGTTATAATCACACAACATAAAGGATTCAACATGAACGTAAAAGTATTTAGACTAAACTCAGGTGAAGAAATTTTATCCCGATTTGAAGAAAGAGAAACAACATGGTTTCTAAAAGATCCAGCAATTTTGGTTCCAGTTGGTCAAGGTCAAATTGGTTTGATGCCTTGGATGATGTACACTAAGGCTTCAAAGGGCGTTGAAATTTCTAAGTCTTTTATTGCTTTTACTATTGAACCTCTTGATGAACTCAAGTCGCAGTACGATGCGAGTTTGAATAAGGGACTCGTCACTCCTTCCAAGGCTGTTAGCAATAAGCCGGGATTGAAGTTGACGACGGAATGAATGAATATAGAAACTGTTATTGAAAATTATATGCCCGTTGCCAAGCCTCTTTCTATGGCAATGGAGCGTCAAAAGAAGCATATCTCTCTCATTATTCACAAGCGAAAGATCATCTCGGTGGGTCAAAATGTTTTTAAGACCCACCCAGATGCTGTTCGTTTGGGTTATAAATTTGCTGAAATGCATGCAGAACTTGACGCATATCGAAAGATTCCCAAGTCTCTGCGTGGTGAAAAACTTATATTGTTGAATTTTAGATTCAACAGATTTGGTAGTTTTAGAAATTCAAAGCCTTGCTGTGTATGTGAAAAGTGGTGCAGTGAAATATTTCACAAGATTTATTACACTACAGATGATGGTATAATTCGTCTCTAAATAATCTAGTAATTACTAGGTTATTTTTATGACAAGCAAAAAGTGTTGCTGCAAAGATAAAATATTAGGCGAATGGTGCGATCATGAGCACTATAGCATAGATTGGTACAATCCTAATAATTTTGCCTATGATGAAGGCAGACAAGCGCAATGCAAGCAGCCTAATTGGAAAACTTTAGGAACATTAACAACTGAAATACCTAGCGTTGGTCATCCAATGACTAGTTACATTTGTTCTACTGCCACTACGGATGAATGTTGCCAAAGAATTCCGAATGAAGATTCTTACCTTTATCCAGATCCAAATAATCCTTTTCAAAACTTAAGTGGCTTTAGAACACCTTCTGCCACTTTAAATAATAATTCTTATGTTTGGGGTGATGCATTTAGATATGGTGATATTTTACCATGTTGGTTTAATGGCATCAATATGACCAATATTGAAAATGATGATGATACATTTTTTGATTTTACATTTGAATTAAAAATAGAAAAATTAGTCGATGCTTCTTATCAAGAAGTAATTAATACTAAAATAAATGGACCCGGAAAAAATTTAAGGCCACATCCAGATGCAGTAAGATCTTACAATGTTGGAAAAGTAGATATTGATTCAGATTTACCACCACATATTGCATTTTATCTTACTGGTGTCTGTAATGTATTCTTTGAAGCAGGGTTTGATGATGAAGGAAATCCAAATCCATGTGTTCAAGATTTTGCAAGAATGCCAAGAGGTCCTTGGCCATATCGGTTTAAAAGAAATCTTACAGTTAACAGAGATGATATAACTAATTGCTATAGTCCAATAGAACCATTTGAGGTATATACTGTAGAACAAGTTAAAGCAGCCAAAGCAAATCCAGCTTCGGTAATTGGAACTCCATTTGAAAATATGTTACAATGTGAAATTGTAGAAAGTGCGTGCTCTGGTACTGAAAATAATGGATGTTGTCAAAAAGATTATTTGAGCAACAAAGAATTTTGTAATCAGTTAGATGATTCTGGTACGCCATACGGGTGGGAAGATTGTCCTCCCGTGTGTGGGGGATCCGGTTATTCAAATTATCCCGGTTCAAATGAATTTCATTTTTTTGGTTGGCTTGATACTGCTAACAGATATACCACACCAGAATGGGATGTTATAGATTATCTTACTAATGAATCAAGAAAAATGAGCGTACATGTTTTAGTGCCAACAAGTTTTACTGATGGCACCATGTGCGAACCAGATTGGAATTCACAAGGCCGCAGTTTTGGTGAATGGTGTTTTGGGATGGATTATGAGGCAAAGAGTGGAGAAATAGACGCATTAGAATCTGCAGGATTTACTTGGTCAGATGGTCGTGAACAAGACGGAATTTGGATTCATAAAACTCCTACAAATGCATTACGGGTTTTATTTACACTAGACCATGCCGATTTAGATCAAGGAAAAGTTTGGAGAGTATTTAAGGATTGGAATGTAGAAGTAAATCAATATGTAAAAACATTTAATGCAGGAACACCATCTGAATCAAAATTTAGAATTACTTTAAAACAAAAACTAGAAGAAAAACATTTATCTAGTTTAGGATGTGATTGTCCATCAGGATATAAACAAAATGATGATGGTTCACTCTCAAGAATTGGTCCATCAGCATGTGATGACCAAGTTCCGGGATTTGAATTTGACAGTCCAAATACTTGCTCAAATGGTAATTGTGCTTCACCTCAGTTACATTGCATGAATAATTTGGGTGGAACAAAGATATCATTTGCTGAACGGGGTCCACTTATTTTAAATTTGGATATTGAAACCTCTGGTGTTGGTTGCTTGATATGTGATGATCCAGATGATCCTACATCTGAGTGTTCAGATCTTGCAGGTGGTTCCTCAACAACAAATGCTGATACAAAACAAAATGGTTTAAAAATGATTGTTAATTCTGGATTCCCCGTAAGGGATTTACCAGAAGAAACAAATTCTATTTACAATAATATTTTTGCAGATTTTGGAGGGTGGCCCAGTGAAAGTAACAATCTTGGATGTTTAAATGGATATTATTTTGGTGGGGCAGGGGCTTTTGGTGGAGCATATCCACAATTTTATTGTGGATTACCTACTGATCCTTATTGCAATCCAGCAAATATTCCAAGTTCAGTATACGATCTTTTTTCAATTCATTCTGAAAGATACGGTGGAGCATTGGCAGATCTTCCTTTTGCTTCTGGATCTCGGGGATCACCAATGGGTGGAAAAAGATATAGAAATAATTATAGTGCTGTACAACAATCACAATCTTCAGTTACAACTGAAACGGTTGATAGACGAGTTGATTTTGGTTTTTATCCACACCTTTATGGTGATATGCAATGCGAATGGACTGCGCAAGATTGTGACAGAACCAATCCTACAAATCCACTAGACATTTACATTTATCCACAATTTAATGTAAAGCCGGAGGATTTCCCAACACAAGCTCCAATAGGAAATTGTATTATAAACTGTCAAACTTGTATTTTGCCAAACGATCCAATACCACCTTATTGTGGTGGTGGCGATCAAGGGGGTGGGGGTTTGTGTCCTTGTTGTGATGAAGCTACCTATGATACCGATCCTTACAATTGTCCAGATGTTCCATCTAACTGTCCAAGGGATCAAATAACCGGAAAAGCGCCAAGATGTGGTACGGATCCACCTGAAGAATTTTGTAGATGTGATTGCTCTGAGGCATGCGTGCCCGAGGGAGCAGAACCAAAAACAATATCGGATTACGTAAGACACCCCTATTGGGATTGTGGTGCAAATCTTGCGAGAATAAATGGATATGGGCACGACGATCCTTGGTGGACTTGTACTCCTAGGTGGGCTGATGGTTTTATTCAACCAACTTTTTTAATCAATCCTGAAATTGATCACTATTTGGGAATGGATTCGGAAAGAATATATTTTGAAATAGTTGGACAGGTACTTGCTAGAGGATTTTTGGGAAATAAAGATTGTTGGTCTTCTTATAGTTGTTTATCTCCTGGTTGTATCAACAATAACAATTCAAATTGTACTTTTGAGTATTTGAATGAATTCTGTCAACCAACTCTAGCATGTAATTTTTGTTTAGGTGCAGCTCAAAATATAGGAACTGCTTTCGGCGCTATGTTCTTCAATTGGAGAAAATATCTTTGCCAAGAAAGAACCAAAGGTAACAGCATACCAGCGTTGGATGCAATTGAAAATATTGAAATAAGTTGCACTGCAACAAAGGGATCATGTGTTCCCGGTGGTCCTCCACCTAATCCTGAATCTGATCCATGTGATCATCTGTGGATATACAGCGACACACCAAACAGCAGTCCAACAAATTTTAAAAATTATTTGTGTAATTTCCCACAAGCACAAGACAGAGAAGTATCAATTAAACTAAAACTGTCAAAATATGATATTCCCCAAAACCAAGAAAGAGCATGGTTACCTTGGTCAACAAAATATCAACCCAATCCAAATAGAAACTTACTTGCAAATAATAGATCACATATCATAATCACGGCTAGAGGATTAGATTGATGACAAATATTTCACTAAAGCAATTTGTTGTTTGTGAATCTGATACCACAAAAGCATATAGAAAAATAAACTGCAAACATTGGAATATTGAAAATTCCACATGTGGTTCACATTGCAAATTAAAAAGTAAAGAAGTTTCTTTTTTAGAATGTAGAACTTGTGATGTACGAGAGCCACTGCATGTTGAAAAAGAAATTACAAATAAAAGAACACATCCTTTTGTTCAACAAATGAGGGATAAGATTCCTCAGTATAATGCAATCAAAAAACCTACCCCAGAGCAAATAGAAGAACAAAAATCATTCATTGAAAAAGCCAAATCATATGGAACCGCTGAAACATCTCAGATGTTTCAAGGTAAAGTTAGCGAAGAAATTTTTGAAAAGAGAAAAGCAATTTGTATGAGTTGTGAGTATCGGGTTGCTTTTGCGAAAGAACAAAAAGATTCTATTGGTTGGTGTAAAGGTGGTTGTGGTTGCACAGTAGGAAATCCAAGAGCAGCACTGTCACAAAAATTGTACATGCCAACTCTTTCATGCCCAAAGAAAAAGTTTGGCCCAGAAAAAGGTGAAGGATTTAACATAAGTGATGCTGCCGATTCTGTAAAGGGAATTATAACATCTGTAAAGAATCTTTTTGAGAAAGATAAATAACTTTATGAACTGCATACACAAAATATTAAATTTTCAAAACGAAGTGAGATTACACCATTGGGGAACCCAATCCTACGCTGCTCATAAAGCTCTAGGTGCTTTATATGAAGGTCTTGATCCTCTTCTAGATGCTTTTACCGAAACTTATATGGGAGTAAAAGGTAGAGCAGAATTAAAGGGTATAGATACTCTTCAATTAAATGGAAGTTTTAAAATTAGTGTTAATACCGTAATTGAATCTTTTGAAGATTACCTACAAAAGGAAGTAGAAAAAGAAATTGGTTCTGATCAAACAGCATTGTTAAATATTAGAGATGAGATGCTGGCCCTCGTTCAGAAGACCAAGTATCTCCTCACACTGTCGTAAGGAGACAATTATGAAAATCCCTGAGCTAGTTTACGAAGTACGAAACTTGGCTCGCAAAGAAGAAGATCCTATCAAAAAGGATCTTTTTTATCAATGCGCCAAGTCATTGGAGATTTTGGGAAATGTCGCAAAGATTGCTGATCTTGCTGTTGCAGAACACAATGCTGCTGAAGCACCTGCACAAAACAGAGATGATGAAATCAAATGGTGTATTGACGATGTAACCCTAAAAATGCTTGAGGAACATATTGAAGCACTTGTCCATTATAAATTTATGGAACAAGATGATAGATGGCCTTATGGAAATACACCAGTTAAAAAATTTGTGTCAAAATATTTAAAGTCTCAAATTGTAAATGATTCCAGCATAGAGTAAATCTTTGGTGGAATAGATTTGTGACTTAGGACAGCCATCGAAGATGGCATGATTTTTAACACAACTGAACTTCTATAAGGACTCTTTTTATAAGCATAAAACTTACGAGTCTTCTCCATTAGGAAATGGCTATAGATGTAGCAGTTGGCTCTTTTTGCATAGAGTTTGGTATCAATTTGTAGATTAAATTGCTTTATAACTTTGATTGCTCTTTTTTCACAGTCTCTTTCCATGGCACGAATAATAAAAAAAGATCTACGCAATTTTTGCTGATCAAAATCTTTTCCATTGAACCATTCATCAACCATCAAAATTGCTTTATCTGATTTGTTATAAATTTTAGAGTTACCAATATATTGTAAAAAATGTGAATATTCGTGAACCAAAGTTTCCATAAAATTGGTTCCAAATCTTGCAATTTTTATAACTTTTTCTTTATCAGAAAAATAACCTTCACATCTATAACCACCACAATTTAATAATTTTCCACGGCCTATTACTAGACGCATTCCGTATTGTGCCAGATGATTTTTCACATGACTGACAAACTGATGGTTCCTAGTGCCCATAGGGAAATCCTCAGTCAGAATTATTTATCATATTGCTTGACAGTCAAGAATAACGTGCTAATATACTTAAACTTCTTAAGAAAGGAAATGTTATGGAAATTACTACAGTTGATCGTCCTACAAAGATTCAGAGAGTGTTCGATTTTATGCGTTCAGGTTCGCCACTGACTGCTGGAGAGGCCCGTAAGCGCTTCCGCGTTCAGAACATGCGCGCCACGATGCACGACCTCCGAGAGGCGTTTGATCGCTTCGACATGAACTACAGCGTAGTCCGTAGTTCACGTAATGGACGAACTTACTATAGACTTGTGAGAAATAGAACTCTGTAAGTTCTATAATTTTTGTTTAGGGTCATGATCACTGCCTATGAAAATAGGCAGTGATTTTTTTATACTAATAAAGTAAAGAATATGGTAGATGGACCTTGTAAGGTGCAATACAAAGTTGTATTAGGTTGATAATTTTTAATTATGGCATAAGAATTATTGTAACCCAATCTACCATACTTGCTAAAGTTGGTAGCATCTAAAACAGTTGTTTTATTTGCGTTTGTATAGATTGCTAAGTCGTAATCAATAAGTGATGGGTGGCTTAGATCTATTTTTAGAATCTTAGTTGGAGAAGATGCAACTCTTATACTACCTGTGCTATTAACCACAAACGAAGCTGTAAGTGAATTTGTTAGCGTTGCTGTTGCGCCGTCAACAATATAAAGAAGTAGTAAGTTATTAAAATTAAATCCTACTTCACCAAACTCCATTGTATTTTGAGATCCATAAACAAGATCTGGACAATTTTTACAGTTAAAATAATTTGCAATAAAATTGCTAGCCAACTTTTCTTTTCTTAAAATAAATTGGTTTAAAGATTGATTCTCATAGCAATTCAATAAGCCATTTGAATTTGAATCTACAACTGTATATATTCCCGTAACTGAACTTTCTCTTGGTGCTGAGATAATACTTGGATCACCTCTTAGATAAAGAGAAACATTTGTTAAAGTATTTCCCATATCTTGGCTGGTTCCGCCACTAGTAAAGTACAAAACTTCTTGAAAATCTTTTAGTGTTACAGTTCCCTGAACTTGTATTCTTTCTGAATTTTCACAAACTCCAGATGACAAAGAAATATATTCTTCATATCCAAGTGCATTTCCAAGAACACCCATTGACTGAATTGTTGTTTTAGAAAGTTTTGGCAATGAATTTACTAAAAAATATCCTGTAAAAGATTTTGTTTGTTGAAAAGTAAATTGTGGAAGGCCAGTAAAGTTTTCTTTTGTGAAGTATACATAACCACTAGCACCACTAAAACCACTTAGAATATTTGCAACGATAATTTTATCATCATTAAGAAATTGACTTACTGTGCAAGTTCCACCTAAATTCAATAAAATATTTTTTTCTTGATCGTAATATTCACTTGGTTGCATATAGAATGTTGTTCCAGAACCAAGTTCAGAGAAAGTTTGATTTAGATAAATTAAATCAGAAACATTAAATGCATGTGAATAATCAATGTAACAACTTCCACCCTTTATTAAAATATTTGGTTTTGTTTGTATCCAACCCCTATCAAAAACGGGGTCTAACGTATTTCCAATTACATAAAGACCATAGTTTCTAAGTGACCTTAGTGAATTTAATGTATATTCTGAAGTTGACATGTTCTTTATGAAGCTGCATATGTGATTACTTGACTACCACTGGATGATATGCAGTAAACTAAATTCGTATTGTTTAGTTTTAGGAATAGAGATTCACCTGGATCCATTGCGTAACCAAATGAAGCGCCTATTAAACCAGATGTATTTCCAATATAAACCAAGTTAGTGTTAGACGAACTTGATTTGATTTCAATTCCATACTGGCAAGAGAATCCTGATGTATCCATTTGAGCAGCAGACGCTGATGTTGCTACGAGTCTACCAGTTTTTAAACCAGTTGGCATAGAAATACCAAGGGTTCCTAGATTTGTATTCAGGGTTCCTAGAGAGGAAGAAATTCCTGCCAAATCGCTTCTTACATTATTGATATTAACATAGATTGCAGTCAACCCATTGGTAATATTTGTGTCGTTTATAGCCAATGTATTTCCATTGGTTTTTACTGAAATTGCTGTAGCACCAGATACACCAAATACAGCCATGCTGGTTCCAATTGTTGCCTCAAACGTGGCTCCAGTTATGGAAACCTTAATAGCATCACCTACTGTTCCAATGTTCCAGCCGGTGCTTCCAACCAATTTGACTGGCATAAATGTGGCACCACTTGGTCCATAAACAGAGATTGAGTCTGCTGTTGTATAGAGTCTACCACCAGTTACTTCTACTTGTGAACCAGTAAAGGTTCTAATAAACACAGGTGATGCTGTGCTTCCTGTGGCAATAATGGTTCCGCTTACGGGAAGCGGATAACCACCAGCAGTTCCTTGGACTGTAACTAAACTAGATACTGTTGCTGTTAGCCCGGAGGAAAACGATACAGGAAGGGGATCGTTGCTTGTTACGATATTTGCTGTTCCACAAATACCGTATGCAAGTTTAAAAATTTGAAAGTGAGCGGTTGCACCGCTAAACTGTACTACATCGGTAGCAACTGCTGCGGTTAATCCGGAGGTTTCTATAATAATGTTGTCGTCTATGTCAGAAGCCATTATTTGTTCCTATAAATAGTTCTAGAATATTTAGAAGCAAATAATATTGCTTTTCGTAGAGAGTGAGATATAGTAATTATGTACATGGACGATTCAGCAAAAGAAAAATTTTCATTAAAAGTAATTGAGCGAGTTAAATCAACAAATTTATCGTTCATGGAATGTGTTTTAGAACTTAGTGATGAAATGGGCTTAGACCCATCTGCAGCGGGAAAACTTTTAACAAAACCTTTGGTAGAAAAAATTGAGATGGAAGCAAAAGATCTTAATTTTATAAAAAAAGGTAAAACCAAAAAACTTCCTGTTGACTAAGAGTTTAGTCAGCGTATAATAAACTAACAAGAAAGGCCGAGGTAGACCCTCGGGAATTATTATGGGTAATTTTTCAGATTTTAAAAAGAAGAGTAAGAACTCAATCGCATCACTTTCAGAGAAGCTTGAAAAGCTTTCTTCAAAGGACGGTTACAAGGATGACCGTATTTGGAAGCCGGGAATCGATAAGGCTGGCAATGGATATGCCGTAATTCGTTTCCTTCCTGAGATTGAAGGTGAGGATAGCCCGTTTGTAGCGGTTTATAGCCACACCTTTAAGGGCAAGGGAGGATGGTTGTACGAGAACTGCCCGACCACTATTGGCGAGAAGTGCCCAATCTGTGCAGCCAATACAGAGTTGTGGAACAGTGGTATTGAGGATGACAAGAACATTGCTAGAGGTCGTAAGCGTAAGTTGACTTACATCTCAAACATTCTTGTCCTTGAGGATCCTGCCAATCCAGAGAATAAGGGAAAGGTTTTCCTTTACCAGTATGGAACTAAGATCTTTCAGAAGATTCAGGGTCTTGCTCACCCTGAGTTCCAAGATGAAGTTGCAGTTGATCCGTTCAACTTTTGGACGGGTGCGGACTTCAAGATTAAGATTCGCAATGTCGGTGGTTATGTAAACTATGACAGAAGCGAGTTTGCTGCTCCAGCACCTCTTCTCGGTGGAGAAGACAAGAAGTTGGAAGAGATTTGGAAGAAGCAGTATCCTTTAAAGCCTTTCGTTGATAAGAGTCAGTTCAAGAGTTTTGAAGAATTGAATGCACGACTCAAGAAGGCTGTTGGTGATGACATCCGTGCTCAGTATACAGAGTCCAAGAGCATTGAGGACGATGTAGAGGAGACTACAGTAGCGGATGATGTGGAGGAGAAGGATCCACTGAAGTATTTCTCAGAAATGGATCAGGATTGAGAAAAGCCCCCTTTCGGGGGCTTTTTTTTTATGTCCAGTCTGGTGACTGTGATGCTTGTAATAGTCGTTTGTTAAAAAATAATTCTTGGGCAGCGTTTATTGGAATATTGCTTTCGTCTACAGAATTATGAGAACGATTCATTAAAGCGGAGACAGCATCATTTAAAACTTCGATTTGAGAATTTATGCTACCTTTTGGATTTACAACAAGTTGGTTTAAATTTTTTATTTCTTCTTTAAGTTTTTCAACAGTGTTAAGTAAAATTTGATTGTTAGTTTTTAAATCTTCTATACGTTCTTGTAAATTTGTTGTATTTGAATCTATTGTTTCTATTTGTGGCAAAATAGAACCCATTAACATCTCTGGTAACGGTGTTACAGTTGCGCCAGGATTTTGTTTATAAAACTCTTCATCAGAATTTAAAAATGGATTTAGTGTAACTATTTCTGCATTCAAATCTATACTTACACCGCTAGTTGATTGGGTTGGAGTTATAGGCTCTACAAATGCAGAATCGGGATTCTTATCTGTTCCATAATAATTGTTTTCTTTATTTTCGTAAAATTTTTGTTCATCCATAATACAAGCCTATATCCATTTCATTTGAATTATTTTTTTGTTTCTTATTATGTTCAGCAAGAATGTTCACATAAATTTCTCTTTCCCAAAACATCATATTATCTAAATCTTCTAGTGTCCAATTTCCCATATTTTTTAAACTAAAGTTTGTCATATAGTAATCCTTTAGATCAAAAAATTTCATCGCAAGGTAAAAAAACTTAGGATACCAGACACCTCACTTTCCTTTTCATTGTCTTTTATTTCAATGAATAGTTCTGGATGTTTTATACCCTCTAAATTAGAAAGAACAGACATTGGTAAATTGTTTAAAAATTCTTCAATTTCGCTTGGCACAAATGTATTAACATTATAAACTTCGTTATTTGAAATGACTTGTTTTATTGAAGCCATTAAAATGTCTTTTTTAGACAAAGATGATAATTTTAAAAGATCTTTAATTTTTGGTGTTTCTATTTTTAAAGTTAGAGTTGGTGTAACTTTAACATCTGTTTTAACATAGTTGTTTCTTGTTTTTATATCGTATATATTAACTTGAATTGGTTTTCCATTTAACAATAAGTTTAAGTTTTCTTCAACGCTTTTAGATCTTATTAAAAGAAAAAGATATTCAATATCAGCAAGACAATAATCTGTTGGTTCAAAATCTCTGGTGCAACTTTTTACTAATTCTATTAAA